CGAGTTTTTTCATTTATTGTCATAAAGTGATTTAGATTAACCAATGGTTTATGAAAGAAGTTTTCTCTTTCATTTAGGAAGTTAGAGTTATGTCTAGCAGTTGTACGTGCACCATACATATACCAATACTGTTTACCTGTGTAGTCTGAACTAACAGGTGCCCAATTTTGACTAAATGTACGACCAGCTTCAGTAGAGAACTTTGCTCCGTCTGCATAAGCATCAGTATCATATCCATCAATATCACCAGCTAACTCTTGTGAGTAAGTAGCGATATTCTGTTTGTATAGATTTTGACCGTGACGTTGTGGAGCTCCGATTGCATATAATTCAAATCTGTTCTTTTTATTTAACTGATATGAACTACCTAAGTACCAAGCCCAAGCATCTGTCCAGTTTCCATCAATGATTCCATCACCAGTCTTACGAACTATCGTTCCACTAAGTGCTAGTTTATCAACAATCAAACCTGAATTGTAGTTAATTGTAGATTTTAGAAATCCACCAGCACCACCTTCTTGTTTGAACTTACCACCTTTTGTCATTGCTGCAGGGTCTGTAATAATGTTCATAGTTCCACCGATTGAAGGTGTAGCTAAGTTAACAGCTGATAAACCACGTTGCATCTGAATGGATTGGGCTGCATCTGCAACACCATCCCAATTAGACCAATAAACCCAACCATTTTCCATATCATTTTGGGGGACTCCATTAATCATTACAGCTACATTTCGTTGGTTAAATCCACGAACATTGATACGAGCATCACCCGCACCACCACCTTGTTGAGTTGCATATACTGATGGTGTAGTGTTTAGAGCCATTGGAATATCTTGACTACCAAGACGAATTTCCATATCCTCTTTACTAACCGTTGTGTAAGCAACAGGTGTTTTTTTATCTGCTCTTGAAGCCAAAACCTCAAGTGCCGACATTGTAAGAGCATCAATTGCTAAAGCAAAATCAACCTTTACATCTTCTCCACCCATAACAACCTCTTGAGATTGAGATGAGTAACCAATGAATGTAACTGTAACAGTATAAGTTCCAGAATCAACTTTGATTGAGTAGAAGCCACTTTCATCGGCTACTGCTCCTAATTCTGTTCCCTCTACTACTACATTTGCTCCACTCAAAGGATTTGTGTCAGCATCAGTTACGAGTCCAGTTACAGATTGTGCGAACAACCCACCAATCATCATAAATGATACTAATAGATTACGTTTATTCATTAACGTTCTCCTTGTTTTTGATTTAAAGACGCATTTTTATTCAGGTGCGTCAACTGCCTGTTGTCGGGTATGTGAAATTTGTTATCAATTAGCATAATCTTGGTCATCATTGTCACCAGTAGTTGGAACAATTTCTACATCACAAAAATCTCCGTCACAGAATTTTTCTATGTTGGCTTCTTCTTGTTTAATTACACCAAAACTTAATTTTCCAAGTTTTTTAATTTGTTTATTATATTCTTTTTTATCAATCGACTCGTAAGGCATTTGTTTGTAAGCACCTAACTCGTGTCTTGGTAAGAGAGAAATACCTTTTAAATGGTATTGATAATAATTTAATACGTGAGGAATTTGTTCTCCCTCAGTTTTCGGGTCGAATGTAACCGTGCAACTTACTTGATTATCTGCCCAATGTCTCTGCATAAATGCTGCAATACTGAATTGTTCCCATATGGATAATTCACTTGCAGTCCTTATACCTTGACCAACATCTACAGGTATCTCGACAACCATCGTTGTATCTTCTGAACCAAATGCTGGTTCAACTTTATATTTTGCTTTCTTCAATGGCTCTATAAGCTCTGAATGTTTAGATACTCTTACTCTCCGAATATAAAAACGACTTTCGGGATAATGTAAGCCTGGAGTAGCACCAGCAAGTAATGAAACTGTACCACTTGGTTTAACTGAAGTAGTTTTGATAGAACGTGGTACTGCAAACCAATCCGAGTACATCTTATCCCATTCTTGTATTGTATCATATCCATTCTCCAACCAATCTTTTAATTCGTGTAAACCACGACTTGTTATAAATTGTGCAACACCACTTACTGAACATCCAATCCTACGATTTCTTAACATAACTCTGTTAGTATCACTCCAATGAGTTCTACCAAGTGTTACTGTTTTGGCGTACAGATAAGCATATTTTAATGTTCTTTGATAATCCTCTAACGAATCGTGGTTGTTTGGAAATGTTTCCACTAAACAACACAACTCATATGATTCAAGTGATTGTTCTAAACAAGGATTACCACCCATAACTCTATGGTCTTTGTTATCTCCACCATTTTTCATTCTTGAGTAGTGTCTCATATTTTCTAACCAAGCAAGACCTGGTTCACCGTTGTCTACTATTCTTTTTGAAGCTTCTGTATAATCCATACCAAGTTCTGCAAATATAGAATTGTTAGATGTCCATCCATATTGGTCTCTGTGTGGATTAACTTTATAATTTTTTAAATCTAAATACTCTTCATTGTGTGGGTCTCCGAATACAATCTCTGCAGTTCTTCTTACATTACCTGCTACGACACATTTACCAATCAGATTCATAATATCTACGATTGTAGTAATTGAAATTGGTTCTCCACTATTTTTCTCTAAGACACCACGAATACTTTCGTGCACCTCTTGTAATGGTTCGTGGCCACTTGAAACACCCCCAAATCCTTTGATTGGTTCACCCGCTGGTCTAACTATTGAATAATCAAACTTCACAGGTGCGGTACCGTGAAAGTAACTTTCTAATAATAGTCTAAGTGATTCTACCCAACCCTCTCTTGTATCAGGTATTTGAAATACTTCTTCATTCCTATCTGTATTTATACCTTTAATTATAATCTCACCAGCACCTTTACAATCAAATCCTACACCAACACCTAACATACTTGCATCCATAAGGAAACAAAATGGTTTTGAGTAATCTTCTTTGATTGTTTTAGTAGATACAAATGCACAATTATTAAGGGCGGCGTACAAACCTTTTTCTTCTGTTATTGCTGTTCCCATAGCCCATAAACCACGACCAGGAGGTAAGAACTTCATAGTGAATATTCGTTCGTACATATCTTGAGCTGATGCTTGAGCTTGCCATGCATTCCAACCTAACTGATGTGAATCAATGTGATTTTTTTGCATAGAGTATGTTCCCTCTACTACCCTTTGAACTGTCTCCCACCATCTTTCATTTTTACCATCTTCTTTAATTCTTGAGTAGGTTCTCATATAAACCAATTCCCCTAACCCATTAAAACCAAATGGTGCTTTTTTTCTTTTAAATTTTTCTATAAACTTTTCAGATAACTTAAAATTTTCCATTAATCAAAACTCCTATTGTAATCTATTTTTCTCGTAACACTCATAAATATAATATATACTAAACTTAATTTAATATTTATTCAAATCCATCAATGTTTTTTTCCATATCGTTATATTTGTTCTTTAACTCTTTTCTCAAGAACTCTTCGCTGTTATTCATTTTATTTTGGGTGTCTTTTCCAAACTGACTACTACCTTCGAACACTTGAATTTGACCAATGTTTGTATTTATTGTAGCTGGATAAGTAACACCGTCTATACCAAATCTATTTTTAATCACGTGAAACCTACCTGTATTAGCAATCTTATCTTCTACTTTTCTACTCATACTCATAACAAAGTCAGCAGTCATAACTTTACTATAATCTTCAGCAACTTTATCTGCTCCGATTACATCTTCTTCTAATGCTGAACGATTAGCTTGAGAAGCAGTCCATATTGGAACTTCTAACTCACCTGCTAATCCTCTTAAATCTTCATATATGTTACCGATAGCGTGTCTCTTCTCTTTAAAATTTCCTGTAGGCATTAATATGTCAGCGTAATCTACCAATACCATATCTACCTTAACACCACTCAACTCTATCTGCTTTAGATGAGAACCTAATGTTTGAACAGATGCAGCTTTTGTTGGAAAATACTTTATTAATAATTTACCTGGAAGTTTTGATAATTTAGACTCAACATCTTCTTTATAATATTTTATATTTGATGTAGTAACACCACTAAAAATAGAATCATATCTTAATCCAACATAGTTTTCATTTAACTCTAATGTATAATGAACTATCGTTTTACCATTTTTAATTGTACCAGCTCCTAAAGCTTGAAGTGTCCAAGATTTACCGATACCTGCAGGAGCAACAATCACACCAAGTTCACCAGCTCCTAAACCACCATCCATTATATCATTAACCACATCCCAAGGCGTTGCAACTGTAATTCTTGCAGATTCTGCAAGTCGTTCTTCTAATGATGGGATATAATCGTGTCCTAAATCTCTTGTAGTACCAGCTTTCATAGCTTCATCTATAATAGATTTTATACCATCATAATCTTTATTTTCTAATAAGTCAACCGATTCAAGTATAGCACCTTTTAGTGTTTGATTTTTACAAAAGTCAAGTACTTCTGATTGCACAAATTCTAAATCTGTAGCTTCAACATTTTTCCAAACCTCTCTTAACTTATCCACAACGCCAGATTTAAGCACACCATCGTCTATCTCATCAATCTTATATTTTATAACTTCAAGTGTGGGTTGTTTTTTATATTCGTAATAATAATCTTTAATTGTTTTCACCAACCATTTATTTGAATCTGAATCAAACATTGCTGGATTCAATATATCGCTAATAGTTTGAATAAACTTCACATCAGATATAAGAGATGCGAGAGTTTTAGTTTGGAAAGATGTTCCAAATTGAGTTAGAGTTTCACTCATTCAATAACCTTTTAATTTGTTTTTTTATTTTCTTGTTAAAGTAGTATGTATAAATATGTTTAACTTTTGTGTTAATGTAAAAAATATTTTCATCCCCTTCATCATATCTACGTTTTAATTCTCTACCATATGGCCTTTTATCCATATACAATGACCGACTATGAAATTTCTTACCATCAACCATCAATACTTTTCCAGGCGATGTAGTTCCCAAGTAATCAAAATTAGTAGCTTTATAAATAACTCCTGTATGTCCTTCCTCTTCATCTGCAAATGAAACTATTACTTCTATGTCAGTATTTTTTTTCAACCATCTAAAAGTTTGTCCTATAAAATAACTCTCTGTATTTTTAGGTGTATCATCAACACAAACTAAACGTCTTAGTTCAAAACATTTATCAGGATTTATTGGATTGTATTTATTAGCTGTTGATGGCATAGATGGCATAGCATACATTATAGCACCTATTAATTCAGGTAAACCAAATTTACCATCTCTGAATAAACCAAAGTGATAATAAGATTGAACACCACTTGTATTATGTGAGTAGTGGTGTTTTTCTACAAATTTAGCTATAGCGTTTCTCTGAACGAGTTCTACTGTAAAATCAGTTACTTTCATTTGATTTCTCTGCATAACGATTTAATTGATTAAAATTAGTAAGTAACCAACTATTAAGATTAGGTAATGCAGTGAATAATTTATCTTCTAAGAACATTTTTTCAAATTTAAATTTAACCAGTCTATTAATTGGTTCATTTACTCTGTCTATTATTTTTGTTTTTGTAGAACCTGAAATGTCTACATCTGATAATTGCATCAATCTGTAATTCATTTCTATAATATCTTTTGATTCAGGTAATTCAGTAACAACATCATACATATCAACTATACGATTCTCACTCAAAAAAGGTAATTTCTTTTGTATTGTTTTTAATCCTAAACCCCGAACACCAGATATATTATCTGACTTGTCTCCGTCTAATACTCTATACCAAATATAGTTGTGAGATGAAATACCATATTCATCAAATACAGCTTGTTCATCATATAGTTTCTTTTTAGTTGGACTCCATATTTTAATCCTACTGTCTGCTAACTGAAGAAAATCTTTATCAGTAGACATAACTGTAATTTGAGATTCAGTAAGAACTTGTCTACATAAATATCCGATAGTATCATCAGCTTCAATGTTATCATATGATAATACAGTTATAGGAAGATTATCTAAATATTCAACCACCCTCTGTAATTGCATAATCATATTTTGTTTCTCATCTTCTTGAGAAGCAAAATCATAAGCACGATTTACTCTATACTTTGTTTTTCTGTTTTGTTTATATTCTGGATATATTTTTCTACGGCGGTTAGACCCACCCTTACCATCAAAAACTATGATGACACGGGTAGGACTAAACATATTTATTGTGTAACCTATACTTCTTAGAAAACCAACTATTCCACCAACGTGAATACCATCATCGTTAGTAGTCGGTATAACACTAAACACTCTTATAAAAGTATTTAGGCCATCTATTATGAGCACTTTATCATTTGGGTTTCCGCCGTCTAATGAGCCACCCTTTTTCTTTATCTCTTCAAATATAGATAAGTATTTAGAATTACTCACTAATCTCCTCTTCAATAGTTACGTCATCAATACCAAAGTTTTTCTCGTATTTAAGAATAACTTTTTCACATATTAAATCGTAACAATGTTTTTTGAAGTCTTCATCTTGTAGTTTTTCAGCCCAATCTTTAGATTGAAACTTAATTTCTTCACCTAAGTGATTGTCCATAGTGTACCAAGCTCCACCTTGTTTGACAAGTTTGTGGTCTTTTAACACGGTTAACCAACTACCTTCATCATCAATTCCACTTTCAAAGTAAAGTTCAAAATCGGCGTGTCTCATTGGAGGGCCAAGTCTATTCTTAATGACTTGAGCTCTCATCTTCATACCAATAGTATTCTTTTTAGTGTCTTTGATTTGACCAAGATTTTTTAGTCTGATACGTGTTGAAGCGTGAAATGGTAATGCTTTACCACCGCTTGTAGTCCACGGGTCACCAAACATAACTCCGAGTTTTTGTCTGAGTTGATTTGTAAACACAAGAGCAATCTTTTGTCTACCAATCATCTGAGTAATCTTTCTCATAGCTTTTGATAGAATGATTGCTTTACTTGTAGCCCAACCATCTTTATCAAACTCAGCTTCTAACTCTACTTTAGTTGTTGCAGCTGCAAGTGAATCTACAAGAATGGTTACTAACCTATCTTTATCTGATTCACGAACCTTAGCAACAATCTCTTCTATAGCTGAAAAGATATCTTCTACAGTTTCTAAATGTAGATATAACATACTCTGTACATCTACACCAATAGATTCTAAAAACTCAGTACTAACTGCAGTTTCTGTATCTATATAAACAGCAACTCCACCTTTCTTCTGAGTCTCAGCTAACATATGAGCACCGATTAGTGATTTACCACTTGACTCTAATCCGTTTAATTCTGTTATACGACCTACCGCAATACCACCATTTGGTTTATTTGATATTGCTAAGTCTAACATAGTAGAACCTGTAGATACAAAATCTTTTATATCTGTAGGTGTGGTGTCTGTACCATCTAAGAAATATGCTACTTTCATATCCTTAAATTGTTTGTTTATAGTATCGGCTAAAACACCCGCTAATTCATCTCTAGTTGACATAAATTATCTCCAATTTTATTGTTAGTAAATGTGGGGAGTATCCGGTAACACTAGCAGGCGGTTTTATTCCTGTCTTCAACTCCCCGTTTTTTTATTTAGCTATTGAATAAATCATCAAATGCGTCTGATGTCTCTTTTTTATCAAAGGAACTAGCAGGAGCGGCTGTAACAGTCTCTTCCTTTTTAGTTGTCTCTTCACCTGATGAATCACCATTTAGGTAATCATTAAGTGCTTGAGTCAATTCATCATAAGAACGTTCCTGATATATATCAGTAATATTCTTTTGAGATTCCGTGATAGTTTCAAGAGCAGATGCATCTTCCGTGATTGGAGTTTGATTAGGTTTTACCCTGATTGATGTTGAAGGAAAGGATTTACCTGTCTCTTCAGCGGTTTTGAACTCTACAGCTACATCACGTCCACTTACTGAGTCTGTGATATCACCATAGTCTGGGTCTGCGATAATGGAAAGCAGTTCTTGATAAACCGTCTTACCAAATCCCCAAAACTTAACACCTTGATTTTCTTCACCACGAACTACGACTGGTGCGTAAGTTCTCATTTTAGCTTCGATTTTGCGACCTAAGCGATAGTCATCTTTAGAGCCAGTTGATTTGAGTTTCTGTGCAAACTCTTCAATTGGGTCTGGACGACCAAATGAAATTGGTGAAAGATAATTCTTTCCACCCAAATCATAGTGGAAATATAGCTCAATGAAAGGGTTGTCCTTATTAAATTTATAAGGTACAATTCTAAGCACTTGAGACCCTGGTGAGGGTTTCCAAAGATTTGATGTTCTGTTGTTTGTTGTTTGAAGTTGATTAAGACGATTTTTGATTGCGTTTAAATCCATTTGTTATCTCCTATTTTTAATTTGTTAATTAGTATTTTTTAATCAAGTATAACCTTGATACATAAATAAGTATAATGAATCGTTTCAAAATACAATTTTATTTTTCAGTTTTTTCCCAAGTTGCTAAATCTACGATTGTGTAAATTCTTGTTGGTATTTTATTGAGTCCATCTTCGTTTGTGAGCAGTAATGAGTTCTTATAATTTTCCCAATCTATAGGAAATGTCTTATCTAACCTACCATCATTTAGTTCACGAATTAAATCGTTTAGTGCGTTAATTGTATAAAGTGTATTTGTATTCTTTTTTCTATGAAGTGATATTGTATCTGGAATACCTTGCATAAAATCTTCATCATACTCTACATTATAAGTACAGATTAATTGATGAGGGTCATTCTCATTTGAGAACACATAAATTTTATTAAATACAATTTCATTACACGCTATGATAACGTCAATAGTCTCATTGAAATGATTTCGTTTAGTGAATGTACAAAGTAGTTGTGTTTTCATTCTTCCCTATCTTTCTTTAACATTTTTTCTAACTTCTTTACGTCCTTATCTTCCCAAGTAGTTGTATCAAACGAACCAATTTTTAAGGCTAATGCCATAAACGAAGTTTGACCTAATTCCATTACAGGTGCAGTACCAATACCTCTTGCTCTACCATTGAGGTAAAACAATGGATATTTATCCCCGTCCTCGTGTTTAAATAAAATTTCTCCAGATTCATAATCTATCTCTATTTGGTCAGCCAACATCTCTTCCAATTCTTTAGGGTCTGCATCACCATTTCTTACATCTGCTAAAACCTGTTGAAACTTTGAACCGAATAAAGACACTAAATTTTCTTCTTCTAAAGTGGAACCATCGGGTGGAATACCATACATAGTTATAAAAGAATCAACTCCTCCCTCTTTTAAAGTCTCATTTAATCCAAGAGCATCAAAAACATGCATCGCTTTTAACACGTGTCTATTCATACCTTTTTTAGCTTCTTCGGATGAATTTAATACATTAAATGTTTTTTTCGACAAAACATTATCAGACTCACGTATATGCTTGTCACCTTTTTTATCTCTGAGTTTCATTAATCGGTGTAATGCTTTCATTTCATTACCTGAAAGGTTATTTGGTTTTTCTGTTGAAGCTAGTCGTACTTTTTCTAACAATTTTTTTGGATTCTTCAGAATATCCAAATATGTTTTTGAAAGTTTTTCTTTTTTAATTTCTTCTGGTGTTAAACTATTCACCATTTTCAAAACATCTTCAGGTGAATATTTACTATAAGATTGTTTAAATCTTTCAGCTCTGTCTTTATTATATGCCTTAATTGACATAGCTTCAGTTATTTTTTTATGTTCCTCTGGTGGCATCACTTCTTTTAAATCATTAAGTAATAAAACTGCTTGTTCATCCCATCCACCATTATTTAAAAATACTCTTCCATCTTGTTTTAAAGATATTCCAATATTTTTATCATCTTTAGTTCTAACGAACATATCAGCAGATGTCTTTAATTTAGGGTCAACACCGATTGCTTTTCTACCCTCATCAGTATCCCAGGCAACATCCTCAATGTTTTTAATGCCTATTTTTTTATCTATAGCTTTTAAAGTAGCTATTGCTGATTTTACCCATTTAGGGTTTAAAAAAGTATCATCTTCATTAGCTATTTTCATTAACTCTTCTTCAATTTTTTCAAGAGAAGCATTATCTTGAAACATACGAATACCTGTATGAACAGCTGCTTCACCAGCTCTTGAAGTATCAGTGCCTAAACCAACTCCCTCACGTTTACCATCTTTTTTAGCTTGACTCTTTGTATATCTTAAAGCATCATCAACGGTTTCGTGGTCTGATGTTAGTAATTCTTCTTTTGATTCGGGTTCTTCATCTTTATCAATCTTTTCAATCTCATCTTCAGAAGCATCTTTGGTAATTAAATCTTGTGTATCTGGATTGTGAGTTTGAACTGGATAAACATTACCACTTTTTTTATTCTTGATAATATCAACTTCAGTTAAATTCTGTAAAAGTTCATCTATAACTTCAAAAGTCCATTTGTTCTCAATCAGTATTTCAGAAAGATGGTATAAGTGTGTAGAATTATTTGGATTAGGTTTACCATCATTTACACGATATGACCACTCTTTTACTATTTTGTTTAAATCTGTAATCATCATTAACCCTTGTGAATTTTACCTTTTCGTTCTTTGAACCATTTTCTAAACTGAGCTGGTGCACCAATAGTTATTGGTTTGTTACCACTTGCTGTTGATAATAATTGTTCTATTTCAACCTTAGCCAATACACTATTATCCAATACTCTTTGCATTACAAATATATCTATTATCTTTGTATCATAAACAAGAATTTCATTCCACCAAGAACTTTTTTTGTTAACATCGGAATCAATCAAACTCTTTTTGAATATTTTTTTATTTTTGATTAGAGTTTTGTTTGCTACATTAATAAAATCTTTTACATATTTTGCAACTACAGGCCCTTGTTCTTCTTTAACTTTTGCTTTATACTCATCATAACTAATATGTTCTGGGTCTGTTCTATCTTTAAACATCCATAAATCGTGGTATTTTCTATCTATTTTATGCAATTTAGAATCAATAGAATCATAATCAATTTTTGCAGCTTTCAAAGCCTTCCCCCATATTTCAGGTTTTTTATCAAACACGTGAAAAGCACTTACCCATCTACGACCTTGTTTATCAGGTACGGTATCAAAATCCATACTTCTTTGTGCTAATAAATGTCCTTCTACATAACAAATAACACCACCCATACCTGTTTGAACACCACGACCTTTAGCTAATGATTCAGATTCGTGAGTTGCTGTAAACGTAGATATGGATTTTTTTCTTCCAAGAACATTTTTGAGTTGTCTTATTCCATCTGGTCCTGTAATGTGAAATGATTTTACAGGTATCTTTTTACCAAGTGCTTTCTCCACAACTGCAGGTGTAAGAGGTATATATTCTTTTCTACGTACCCAATTCAATACTGATTTTGTATGAGCGGGATACCACTTATTATCTATCCAAGATGGGCCAGCTTGTTTAGAGGGTGCATAAGTGGATTCCATCAATAAGTCTTTAAGTTTAATCAACAAACTTCTCCGTAATATCTTTCATTTCGTGATAGTTTAATCCCCAACTAACTTTAACAGGATATTTACCATCTTGTTCCAATATCCCTTTTACTTTCTTTAAGTAATCTAAACCATCTTCCATATTAAAGTCAAGTAAAAAACTATCATAAGAGTAAAGTATCAATTTACTCTTGTAATCCTTAATTTCAGGTATTAACCGTGTTAACGCCTTCATATTATTTTCAGTTTCCATAAGTTGAATCGTGTAATTGAATAACTTATTAGCATTCATATCACTTAGATTCTTCTTATATATTCGTCTATTATAAATATCTGAAATGATAAATTCTTTTGAATTATACTCTTTCCACAACCCTTCAATATAATCGTGAACTTTACTGAAATATGGATT